ACATCCTTTGAAAAGATAATTGTTTTTATCTATTGGTAACATGTCCATCATTGGATAAGTGTATTGATTAGTATAACTACCATCTTCACTTTCATAATACTGAATAACCCAAGCGTTATATTCCATTAGTTGCTCCTAATTCTCTGTGTGTTTTTTTAACTTGGTCATGCATACCTAACAAATAAACATATTTTAAAATGAAATCATGCCTTACAATTTCCATGATATCACCATCTAATTTATCCATAAGTTTATCATCTATTTGTTTAAACGTTTTGTTTCTTAAACTATTTTCATGTATCGTTTTAATTTTATTGTACGCGTTCATCAGCTTACCTCCTTATATTCATGTAATCTATACAAAGATTATCCAATATATTCTTATTATGTATACGAACACGTTCAGATGGACTTTGTGATTTTCTTAATGAGATTTCATCTTTATATTCTACAAGCAAAGCTTCCGCATACTCTCGATATGAAATCCCAAACTTAGCAATAGTTAATCTAACTACCTGCTCATTTGTATAGTCTTGAAGTTGCTCACCAATAAACTGTTCAACCTCAATCAATATATTATTCTGTAAATTTGCCATCTAATTAACCTCTTCAATTTTATGTTCATGTAATAAAGGAACCTCGTTATATTCACTCCAAGACTTTTGCGTTTTAGCCACAAAGAATTGTTCATTTAAACTAGGTTGTATAACTGCTATATGTTTAGCTATCTCGGTAGCTTGCCCCAAGTTAGGGCAAGATTCACCGATAAGATCAGCTAAATAATTTCTAAATGAGGTATTCATTTAAGCTACCTCCCGCATTTCATTTGAATAATACAATAAATAATCTGTTGCTTTTTGTGCTAAACTAAAAGCTTTCATCATTGCTTTTTTATCTTGCTTTAAAATCTCTAACCATGAATTTAAATACTTTGCATTATCTATTGATGGTTTGTTATTTACTTTTAATATTGCACATAAAAAAGATGCGGAAGTTTCTGCAACTAATTCCTCAAAGGCGTAAGCATTAGAACCAAATCTATTTATTAACTTTCTATCTAATCTTTTTTCGTGTCCGCTCCAATGGCTTAACTCATGTAATAATGTAGAATAATAAGCTTGCTTTGCGTTTGTTGTTTCTGTTCCTTTGAAATCTTCTTTGCTTGGCATCTGCACAAAATCAAACTTTGGAGAATAAAAAGCTTTATCTCCTCCATGTTTAATAATTGCTTGTGAATTGTTAACTAATGTTTCAGCTTTAATATGATTAAATGTTGCAGGCTTTATATATTTATCTGCACTTTTATATCCATCTATTTGTTCAGCATTAAAGATGCTGAAACCTTTTATCATAGGTATAAATTTATCTTTGTTTGTTGTCTTGTCTTCAATCTTCAGCTTATCAAAGTATACAATGTCTGTTCCTTTACTTCCTTTTTGTACTTGATAACCTGCTTCTTTCCATTGTTTATATGTTCCCCATTCATTAGAAGAAAAACCTTTTGCATAAGCTGAAATAGCAGTACAAAAAACATTTGTACCTTGATATAATTTATTACTAAATTTGTTCTTATGCCCGGACATTGCGGAACCTTGCCATGGTTTAGTCCATCCCGTGCCGTGCTCCTGCATTAATTCAATTACTTGATTTGTTAAGATTTGATAACGATCTTTAGGTTGTTTGTTTTTCATAACTTATTTTCCTATCGTAGTTAATATTTAAGTTGTGGTAGTGAAACAATCACTATATTTAGTATGCACTATTGCAGTATCAATGCAAGCATTATTTTATCTTTTTTGTTGTTTTTTATACCTTTTATAGTGTTTCAATACGTTTGCTATATCAGCTTATAACCTGCAGAAACTATGCAAAATAGAACAATCAATATATATCTTTTCTGTGGTTGCCGTGGCAAAAATGAAAGTCGCTCTTGAACTGTTGGGGTTCACCGCTCCTAACATTTTTGGTAGGTTGGAAAATTAGGCACTTAGCAGGGCGTGCCTAATTTTGCTTTGTGGGTGGTGCAACGCTCTTGCTTATGCACGAAATAACTGACCATTTGTGCGTTGACAGTTTTCTATTTATGGCTGAATAAAGGGGGGAAAGAGGGGGGTTTATGCTTACTCAGGAAAGAAAGATAACTAAACGTCAAATGCTCCTAGTTGATACATTAGTAGCATCTGGTTGTACGATAAAAGAAGCGAGCCAATGTGCAGGATATGCAGATGGTGAGAGTGGCAGGGTGACTGCTAGCAAGACTTTGAGACTACCCCACGTTCAGCAGTATATGATGACTCGTATACACGAGACTGTAGGTTTAAACGCTACGACCGCCCTAGCAACGGTGATGAAGCTTGCAAGTGGTGCCAAGTCGGAGTATGTGAAGTTGGAAGCGAGCAAAGACATACTAGACCGGGCAGGCTTCAAGGCACCAGACAAGCATATGCATTTACACACTGGCGATCTCCGCGTGCATATTGACTTAGGTTAGGGTGGGGGGGCAAAAACCGGGCAATGGTATAGTTGCCAATCTCCCATACAAACATAATTCCGCCACAAAGCTTTTGCATTATTGCAGTGTCTAACAAGGAGAGAGATATGGCTAATTCTGGTATTGCATGGATTGACTATGCGTTTGATTGGTGTGTGATATTACTGGTCAATGTAGCGAATGTTATTGGTATTACTTATGAGGAAATCAATGTGTGGTTATTCTGCATTATTCTACCGATAGTTTTAATCATTTTATTTTTTGAGGTAATAAGGCTCCGTCTTATCGTTTGTGCGTTGAGGTAATTTTAAAAGCATAACATATTGTGTGAATGTTAAAGGAATATCAAAAAGTATATTTAAATGCTGTCTTTAATAGTTTTGCACCTGAGTATGCAGACAAGGATAGTTTTGGGGATGAAGATATATCTCCTGAGACAAAGAGTTTCTTGCGTGGTGTATTGGATCATTATTACAAGGATGATGAGACTACTGCACAGCGATTGAGAGAGAACGCTAACAACCCAGAGATTACTCAAGCTTTAAGAAATAGTTCTGTAAACTATTCAATGATAAATAAATTATATAACCTTGAGAGTTATTTTAAGAATGAACAGTATGATGGTCCTGCGACTGATGTAAAGATGATCTTAGGATCGTTTAAGGTTGATAGGATTGATGGTGGCGGTTATCAGGTAACGGATGTTTATGACTTTGCTAACAACGAAAACTTTTTCAAAGAAAGCTTACCGGGTGTTGCTGATTTCTTGGATAACCTTGGCATTGAAACTGATAACAATTTATTTGAGGTTATTGGTGGAGGGGTGCAATCATTCAAAGAGGATAGTTCCTATCCACTAGCCAGATCGGTAGCTGAGTATCTAATGCCAGAGGGCAGTGATAATAGTATGTTGGTTAACTTTACTGTTCCTGCAGAAGATGAGGTTATGGACTTAGTGTTACCAGAGCCAAGACCTGATTTAGAATTAGCTGAAGCTGATGATTATAAATTTCCTAACGTACCTTTTACAGAAGAAAGAAAAGGAATGTTTGATGAGTTTATGAATTTTATATTCCCTCCTGCTCAAGCATCAACAATATCTGATAGCAACTCTGCATACTCATATGCAACGGGAAGAGCTAACGCAAAAGCTGAAGACTTTGCAAAGTTTCAAGAATTAGAGATGGATGATCCTATGGTTCAAGAGGTTTATAGAAATCAATATAATGATGATATGAACGCTTATAGGAGTACATTAAAATGAGTTCACCTGCATGGACACGCAAGGAGGGTAAAAATCCAGGTGGAGGGTTGAACCAAAAAGGTAGAGACTCTTACAAGGGTGGAACATTAAAGGCTCCGGTTAAGAGTGGAGACAATCCAAGGCGTGCATCTTTCTTAGCAAGGATGGCAGGCAACAAAGGACCTGATAGAGATTCCAAAGGAAAGCCTACAAGAAAATTATTATCTTTAAGGGCTTGGGGTGCATCAAGTTCTAGTGATGCGAGATCAAAGGCTAGAGCAATATCAAAACGTAACAAATCAAAGAAGGGATAACATTATGCCAATGGGTAAAGGAACATATGGAACGACTAAAGGCAGACCACCTGCTAAGAAAACGTTATTAACTGGGAAGCAAAAGAAACTTCCTATGTCTTTAAAGAAAAAAATTATGGCTAAGAAAAAGTAAGGAGATTGTTATGGCTATTCCTAAAGAAAAAGATAAGAAAAAGAAAACGTTATTAAAAGCAGATATAAATAAAGAAAAAGAATTAAAAGTTGCTTTAGTGAAAGGAAGAGAAATTGGTCCTTACTTTAGTCAAGCACAAGCTAAAGAACTTTATAATGAGTATAGGCAAGGTGGTATGCCTCCTAAGTCAGCACAACGTTCTATGTTAAGAATGTTAAGAAAGATGAGACAGATAGAGCTTGATGAGTTTAGTGGTAAGAATCAATAATGGCAGTTAATGAAGCCGGCAACTATTCCAAACCCACTATGAGGAAAGCTATCTTTCGTAGGATTAAAGCCAGTGGTAAGGGTGGCAGACCGGGTCAATGGTCTGCACGAAAAGCACAGATGCTTGCCAAACAATATAAAGCTAAAGGTGGGGGTTACACTTCCTAATGGCGTTAACAAAATCACAAAGGTCGTTGCGTGCGTGGACAAAACAAAAGTGGAGAACCAAGTCAGGTAAACCTAGTACACAAGGGAATAAGGCAACTGGCGAACGTTACTTACCTGAGAAAGCGATTAAGGCTCTTAGTTCCAGTGAGTACGCCAAGACTACGGCTCTTAAACGCAAAGCAATTAGAGCAGGTAAACAAGTATCTAAACAGCCCAAAAAGACGGCAAGCAAAACGAGAAGCTTTCGCAATTTCTCATAGGATAGATAATGAGACTACATAGATTAACTAAAGAAGACAGAGACATACTCCGTATAGTTGTTAAGCAGGTTCACTTTAAACATTACCCCGATCAATTCTGCACCAACTATGAAGCAGACAAAATGATTGCATCTATTTCCCCTAGTATAATTGAGAAGTTAACTAAGGTTGGAAAGGATATGGGAATTGATAGACTTTAAATACAAACCTGATGGGGAAGTATGTAAGGCTTTTCTTAAAGATGATATTTTTTTTAGAGGACTAAGAGGTCCGGTTGGTTCCGGGAAATCAGTAGCTTGTTGCATAGAAGTATTTAGACGAGCGTTAATGCAGGAGAAATCAGCAGATGGCAAAAGAAAAAGTAGGTGGGCGATTATCAGAAACACCAATCCTCAACTTCGTACTACCACGATTAAGACTTGGTTGGATTGGTTCCCAGAAGAAACTTGGGGTAGGTTTTCTTGGTCAGTACCATATACGCATCATATATCCAAAAGTGACTTGGAGTTGGAAGTTATATTCCTTGCACTCGACAGACCTGAAGATGTAAAAAAATTATTAAGTTTAGAATTATCTGGCATTTGGATAAACGAAGCACGTGAGATTCCGAAAAGTATTATAGATGCTTGCACTATGAGAGTCGGAAGATACCCCTCAATGCGTGATGGAGGTCCAACTTGGACCGGAGTTATAGCTGATACGAACGCTCCCGAAGAAGATCATTGGTGGGCAATCATGGCAGGCGAGGTTCCTATCCCAGATCATATGACAAGAGAAGAAACCAAGATGTTAGTTAAGCCTGATAATTGGAGGTTCTACACTCAACCCTCTGCAATGTTAGAAGTTAAGAATGAGGATGGAGAAATAGATAAGTATACTCCTAATCCCGTTGCTGAGAATAAAAAACATATGATGGAAAGTTATTATACTAATTTGTTACAAGGTAAAACTAAATCATGGATAGATGTTTATGTAATGAATAGATTGGGAACCATACAAGATGGTAAGCCAGTTTATAATATGTTTAGTGCAGACGTTCATGTTTCTAAAGAAGAGATCCCCGTTGCAGATGGATTGCCATTATATGTTGGATTAGATTTTGGATTAACTCCTGCAGGTGTATTTGCTCAAAAGGTTCGTGGTCGTTGGTTAATACTACAAGAGATTGTAGCTTTTGATATGGGTATTGTTAGGTTTGCTGAACTACTTAGACAAGAGATTGCATTACGCTACGCTAACTGTGAAGTAAATATATTTGGTGATCCTGCAGGTGACTTTAGAGCACAGACAGATGAAAGCACTCCATTCCAAATACTAAGAGGTGCAGGTCTTAAAGCTAGACCAACTCATAGTAATGATGTGTCTTTGAGGTTGGAGTCTGTATCAGGTCCGCTTCAAAGAATGGTTGATGGTCAATCGGGTGTGTTGATTGATTATAGATGTAAAGAATTAATCAAAGGATTTGAGGGTGGCTATCATTATAGACGAATACAAGTATCAGGAGAACGCTATGATGATAAACCAAACAAGGATAGGTTTTCTCATATACATGATGCGTTGCAATACTTAATGCTTGGATCAGGAGAGGGCAGGCAGGTTATGGGACAGAACCAAAGAGTCCATGCATTTCAAGCAAAGACTTCTTTTGATGTATTTACCAGACAACCAAAGCAACAAAGAAGACAAGGTTTATGGTCAAGAATGTAACGTTTGTGCGTTGTGTATTTTTATATTCATAGGTATGCGTTAAAGAAAAGGAGTTGCATATGTGTTTACCAAGTGGCAGATCAAGACAACCTCAAGAGAGTGCTGAATCCAAGATGGAGCGTGAGTCTGCGGAAGAAAAAGAACAAACAAAAACTGCTGAACTTAAACAAGATGCCTTAGAAGAAACTGTTTCAAGAAAAAGAAAAGGCACTGGCAGACGATCATTACTTACTGGTTCTGGTGGTGGTATAGGTTTTTATGATAGGTACTCTGCGTAATGCATGATTTAGCTAAAGGATATATTGCTAAATACGAAAAAGCTAAAACTATCAGACGTGATTTTGAAGACTTGTATGATGAGATATTTGAATACTGTCTTCCCCAACGTCAAGGTTTTAAAAATTATACTCCCGGTCAAAGACGTGATGACAAGATATTTGATGAGACTGCAGTAGTTGGTGTTCAAGAATTTGCATCAAGGCTACAATCAGGTCTTGTTCCTAACTTTGCTAGATGGGCAGACTTTGTTGCAGGTAGTGAAGTGCCTGATACTGAAGCAGATGAAATAAATAATAAGCTAGATAAAGTTACTGAATACATATTTGAGGTACTACAAACATCTAACTTTGCACAAGAAATACATGAATGTTTTATTGACCTTGCTTTAGGCACAGCGGTTTTAATGATAACAGAGGGAGATGCAGTTACCCCTATAAGATTTCATTCTGTACCATTACCTCAAGTTGTTCTTGATACTGGACCTGATGGTAGAATAGATCATGTATATAGAGAACGTGAACTTAAATATTCCGACATGATGATTGCTTATCCTAAAGGTGTCTTTAGTGAAAGAATTTTAAAAAAGATACAAGATTATCCTGAGTCAAAATGTAAGTTACTTGAGGTGTCATGCAAGTTATATGATGAGCCAAACGTAGAAAAATATTCTTTTATGGTTATTGAATTAGCCGATAAAGATTTAATCTTAGAAGAAACTTATACTGGTGTTGGTTCTAATCCATTTATAGCGTTCCGTTGGAGTAAGGCGTCTGGCGAAATTTATGGGCGTGGTCCTGCAATTAATGCATTAAGTGCAATCAAAAGTGCCAACCTTACAATAGAATTAGTATTAGAAAACGCACAGATGTCTATATCAGGTATCTATCAGATGGATGATGATGGTGTTATTAATGTTGATACAATTAATCTTGTACCGGGAACTGTTATTCCAAAGGCACCAAACTCGCAAGGACTACAACCTATAAGGTCTGCAGGTAACTTTGATGTAGCAAACTTAGTTCTTAATGATATGAGAAACAATATTAAACGAGCCTTGTATAATGATATGCTTGGCGATCCTAATAAAACACCTGCATCAGCTACAGAAGTAGCAGAACGTATGGCTGATTTATCTCGTAAGATTGGTTCTGCATTTGGCAGACTGCAAGCTGAGATGGTTCAACCCGTACTTCAACGTGTGGTTTATCTTTTAAGCAAGCAGGGTAGAATAGAAATACCTACTGTTAATGGAAGAGAAGTAAAGATAAAAAGTGTTTCCCCTCTGGCACAAGCACAATCAAATCAAGATATTGTGTCTCTAGATAGATTTTTAGAGATGGTTGCAGGTCGTTTCGGTCCTGAGGTCATTAATCTCCTTGTGTCCTCCGAGGAAACTGCCATCTATCTAGCCAAAAAATTTGGTGTGCCAGACCACCTCATTAGAGATATTGGCGAAAGACAACAGATGGTTGAGATGGCTCAACAGATGCAACAACAAGGAACAGTTGAAAATGTCCAAGCACTTAGGGGTTGACGGCTATCCTCGTTCCCAAGAACAAGATCATAAAATCTCCCTCGACCTAGCCAGTACATTCAATACTCCGAGTGGACTGGCTACGTTGCAGTATCTTAAATCAATTACCATTGAAGCTATATCAGGTGCAAATATAACTAATGAAGAGTTAAGGCATCTTGAGGGTCAAAGGTATTTAGTGGCTTTAATAGCCAAACGTGTTCAACATGCAGAGAGGATAAACCATGGAAGAAACATTACTAAAAACGCCAAGTGAAACACCAACCGAAACTCCAACAATAGAAACTGCACCTACTGAAATCGCAAGACCAGAATGGTTGCCCCCAAAGTTTAATGACCCTGCTGATATGGCAAAAGCCTATAGTGAACTTGAGGGTAAGTTAGGTAAAGGCGAAGAAGAACTACGCACTAAGCTTATGACAGAGATGGAAACAGAAGCGTTTGCTGAACGACCTGATGCTGTGGGCGATTATATATTACCAGAAACATTAGATGAAGCAGAAGCAGTTGATAATGAATTGCTTAGTTGGTGGTCTAATTATTCTTGGGAAAATGGATTAAGCCAAGATGAATTTGCAGAGGGTATAGCAAAATATGCAGAAGCGGTTCAAGGAACACAACCTGATCTTGAAGCTGTAAGTAAAGAGTTAGGTGACAATGCATCAGCAAGAGTTGAAGCGGTGCAACTATGGATGAATAAATTCTTTCCTGATCCTGCAATGCAAGAAGCTGTTTCAGAATTAGGTTCATCTTCTGCGGGAATAAAAGCTTTAGAATATGTAATAGAACAAACTAAATCTATTACACCAAATCCTACAGCACAAGTTGCAGGTCAAATAACTCAGTTAGATGTTGAGTCCAAGATGAAAGACCCTCGTTATTGGCAACAAGGAAAACGTGATAATGCATTTATTCAAGAGGTAAATAATGATTGGAAACGACTTCACGGGGGTAGGTAAGTACGGAGATGCTTACATTGTTAAAGCTAAACCTATTCACGCAGAAACATTACAACATCAACTAAGACCTACTGATGCAAGAGAATGTATGATAGCAGGCGTTACGCCTTGGCGTGCATTGATGTCTCCTTTTGGTTCCGACCAACATGAAACATACACAGCATTAATAGATAACAACCCAGTTATGATGTTTGGCGTTATACCAGAACATGAACTTGTTGGGTCTATATGGATGCTTTGTAATGATATAGTAGACAAATATCCTAAAACATTTCTTAAATTTTCTCCTGCAATCGTTGAATACTTTCAAGATAAATACTTTCTATTACAAAATGTTTGCCCCGTAGAGCATTACAAAACCCTTACATGGTTGGGTTATCTTGGTTTTATGATTATGCCTAAAGTAATTAAACAAAATGGGTATGACGTATTACGATTTGTGCGTTGTCAAGAAACTGAATATGTGAATATGTATGAGGATAAACAGCCCGGAATTAGCTGATTGCCCTTACGGATAACAAGTCGAAGCAAGTGATGGATAACTGATAGCAACTTAAACAACTAATCTGCTTTAGCAGGGAAAGGATTAATGATGGCTAATACAATAGACACGGCTTTCATTAAGCAGTTCGAGAGCGAGGTACATCTTGCGTATCAGAGAATGGGTTCAAAATTAATGAACACTGTTCGTAACGTAAGTAATGTTGCAGGAAGCGTGGTACGCTTTCAGAAAATCGGTGTCGGTTCTGCTTCAACTAAATCAAGAAATGGTATGGTCACTCCAATGGAATTGGCACACACCACAGTCGAAGCAACTCTTCAAGACTTTTATGCTTCTGAATACATTGACAAGTTAGACGAACTCAAGACAAACATTGATGAACGTCAAGCTATTGCAACAAGTTCAGCTTCAGCATTAGGTCGTAAGACTGATGAAATACTTATAACTGCAATGGATGCAGGTGCAAACTCAACTCAATTACATGATGCGAGTAGTGCTGTAGAAAAAGCAGATTTACTTTCTGCCTTTGAAACATTTGGTAGTGCAAACGTTCCGGAAGATGGACAACGTTATATTGCTATGCATCCTAAAGGTTTTGCTGATTTATTTTTAATAAATGAATTTGCATCATCAGATTATGTTGGGGATCAAAACCTACCATATGCAGGTGGTATGACTATGAAAAACTTCTTGGGATTTAATATATTCTCAACATCTGCTGTAACTGCAGGTAAGAATATGGCTTATCATACAAGTGCAATCGGTCTTGGAATTGGAGCAAACGTAACAACTGAGTTGAACTACGTTCCAGAAAGAGTTTCACATTTAGCAACATCAATGATGTCCATGGGTTCTGTCGTTATAGACGATAACGGTATCTATGAACTTCTTGATAACAACGGATAGGAGGTCTTAATATGGCTTATGGAGCAAGTGGACTAATAAGATTAGCCGGGGGAAGTGGATTCAACCTCTGGGGTTATCAAACCGTTGATGCTATTGCGACTGTTAATAGTGCAAACTATTTTAATGGGGCAGCAAATATGCTGAACGTTCGTGACGTTATTCTTGTGGTGGATAGTAATGCACCAACAACAAGTTTTGTCACTGTGTTAAGTAATAACGGTACTGCCGTTGATGTATCTGATGGTACAGCAATAGCTGAAACAGATAGCGACTAAAATTATATGACTTCAACGGCATCTAATTCAGCGTTGGATATTGCGTCAAGAGCCTTAGTGCTTATTGGTGCAGAGCCAATTACTTCTTTTGATAGTAATTCAACTGAAGCATTGGTGGCATCCAACATGTATGAGGATGTCGTTAGGTCATCTTTATGTATTGCCCGGTGGCGATTTGCTACAGAGCAAGCAACATTAAATCAATTAACAGAGACACCAACGGGCAGGTTTGCTATTGCTCATCAATTACCAAGTGATCTTTTAATGTTACACACAGTTACAGTTAATGATAATATTTTAGGATACACAGTTTACGCTGATAAAATTTTTTCTGATGCAAGTACAAGTGATGTATTAGTAGCTGATTATACATTTAGAGCATCCGAAATAGACTTCCCATCTTACTTTTCATTAGCTGTTCAATACTCACTAGCAGGAGTTTTTGCTACAGCTATAGCTAGAGATGATAGTTTAGCTTTGTTAATGGATGGTAAAGCTGATCGTCTAATGGCTAAAGCAAGAAATCTTGATAGCCAACAGCAAACAACTAGGTCTCTTTCAACAACGAGGTTTGCAACTAATAGGCGTAGCTAATGGCAAGGATAAGAATTCCACAAAATAGTTTTCAGTTTGGAGAAATAAGTCCTGCATTAACCTCGAGAACTGACTCTCCGATATATACAAACTCTGCAGAAAAGGTAAGAAACTTTTTTATTAGAGGTGAGGGTGGAGTTGTTAAAAGACCGGGAACAAAACGTTGGCATAACTTTGCATCTTCTCCTGCTTATTCATCAGGATTAAGACAGACGTTAAGAATAGAACCATTTATATTTTCAGATGATGAACAGTATATAATAGCATTTAGTAATACACAGATAGACATATTTCAAATAAGTCCTAGTGATGCAACAGTTTCTAAAATACAAACTATAACCTCTCAAACATGGTTGGTTAATACAACTTCAGCACCTTATTTAGAAGAATATACCTTTGCACAACAAGGGGATATAATGTTTATTTGCCATCAAACTATAGGACCTCGTAAAATTATTCGTACTGGTCTTACTTCATTTGTTGTAGAAACGTTTGCATTTGAAACGTCTGTTGATAATCAACATGTCTTTCAACCTTATTATCCATTTCAAACATTGGGTGTAACGTTATCATCTAATGCAACTAGTGGTAGTGGTAAAACACTTACAACTTCAGCAGATTATTTTGTATCAGGTCATGTTGGATCGTATCTTAAAATAGGAGATGCAGAAGCTTTAATTACTGGATTTACAAATGCTACAACAGTTACCGCTACAATCTTAGGAACGTTAAGACATCAACTAGATAATGATGCATTGAAGACTGCAGAAGGTAGTGGAACTATACAAGTGACACATGCATTACATGGGTTAGGTGCAGGTGCATCTATTGTTATTGATAGAGCAGGAACAGTTGGTGGTATTGCTATAACTAACATAAATGGCACACGATCAATTACTGCAGTCGTTAATGAAAACGTTTATGAGTTTACAGCAGGGGGCAGTGCAACCGCTTCATCTTCAGCAGATGGTGGTGGTGCTCCAAGAATTGCTACGGGTTCAGCAACAACAGAATGGTCTGAACAAAGTTACTCTTCAGTACGAGGGTTCCCGGGAGCCGTTACCCTGCATCAAAATAGATTATGGTTTGCAGGAACTTTGGCACAACCTGATGGTATCTGGGGTTCTAAAACTGGACAATACTTTAACTTTGATGTTGGAACGGCAGAAGATAATGATGCTCTTGATCTTACAGCAAACGTTGGTGAGATATTTACTATACGTCATTTAGTATCTAACAGAGACTTGCAAGTGTTTACAACGGGTGCTGAGTTGTTTGTTCAAGCACCAACTGATAAACCAGTTACACCTGCCAACGCACAGATCAGAAGACAAACACCTTATGGTTCTTCATTTGTTCGACCTACAGTATTTGATGGTGCTACATTATTTATACAAAAAACGGGCACGGCATTACGAGAGTTTGTGTTTACAGATGCAGAAGCATCTTATACTTCTGTTGCCGTTTCACAACTTGCACCGCATTTAATTGTAGACCCCGTACAACAAGCATCAATTAAAGGAGCTTTGAGTCGCTCTGAGTCCTATGATTTCATTTTAAATAGTGATGGCACCATAGCGGTGTTTTATTCTATTAGAGGGGATAATAAAGCAGGTTGGTCTTTATGGGATACAACTGGTAAATGGCACTCAATATGTTCAGTCCATGAAAGATTATTTGTTGCATCTGCAAGAGATGATGGGTCGGGATCAACAAAACTTTTTCTAGAAGAATTCCAGGTGGATATGCCTATGGATTTTTGCAATATATTTAGTGCATCTAATAGTGTCTTTGGTAGTTTAACATCACACTTTTCAAATGGTGCGGTTGTTAAAGCTATAAGCGGAAATGATTTTCTTGGTGAATTTACAATATCAAATGCACAAATAGATGCATCTCTTGCAAAGGCTTCTGTGTCTACTGGGTTTATCGGTTATGCTTTCACTCCCCTCATAACAACCCTACCAGTAGATGCAGGAGTTCAAGGTGGTCCTTTAACGGGAGAGCCAAGGCGAGTTAGTCGTGTTGTCCTAGACCTTAATTCTACGTTAGCGGTTTCAGTTAACAATAAAGACTTAGTCTTTAGAAACGTTACAGATGATATGTCAAATGATCGCATTGCAATAACGGGTAAAGAAGAATTTAGAATACTTGGATATAGCCGTGATCCAAGAGTTTCAATATCTCAAAGCTTTCCGTTTAGTTTACAAATTAATGGTATGATTATGGAGGTATCTTTCTAATGAGTTTAATGATTGCAGGTGCAATATTTCAAGCATACGGACAAATAAAAGCAGGGCAAGTTAAGTCTGCAGAAGCACGAGCACAAGCTGAACAATTAAGAGTTCAAAAGGCACAAGCTAAATTAACAGCAATGCAAGAGCATAATATCAGGTCTATGAATTTAAGAACCCTAAATAATGTAAACACTTCATTTACTGGGGTTATGGGTAGAGATAGTGGAAGTGATAGATCACTTAAAGCAATAAGAGATAGAGCATCAAGTGAAGCAAGGATTACAGAGGATAGAGCAAGGTCACAATTTATTGCAGAACAAAGTCAACGTACTATGGGAATACAGCTTGCAAATATGAGAGCAAGCAATGCAAGGAAGATGGCGTTAATAAATGCAGGCTCAACATTACTTTCTGCAGGTGCTAAGTATTCATCAGTTGCACCAAAGGTACCTAAATCTACTGGTTACACAACATATGCAGAAAGACAACAGTTTGTAGGGTTTAGATAATGGTAGAGTTTTTAAAAGCACAGACAACACAGCTTACTAATAAACCTATTGGAGTTATTTCAACTAACACTGGTGGTGTTGAATTAGGTAATGCTATTGCCCGGGCAGGTGCCAATGCTACAGAAATGTTTTTTCAAGAAGCTGTAACAGAACAACAGAAACTTGGTAAAGATACTGTAGCTAAAATAAGAATAAGACAAGATGATGGAAGTTTAGATTTTAAAGAACTACCAACAAGTCTTAGTGATGTAGCTAGAGAAACAGCAACACCGTTACTTCAGAAACGATATGCAGATGCCTTGTATGTGCAGACATCAAACATGATGGGTAAACTTGCCGTTGATTCACAGTCATATGATGAGTTTGAGCAAAAAGCAAATGACTATTTAAGTGCTACAGAAGATCAATTAGCAGGAAGTAATACAACAAGTGATCTTATAGGACTGTATAGGGAGGACTCAGCTAAACTAAAGGCTCAGTATGGTATTAAAAAGTATGCTGAAGATGCAGAAAAAGAAGAAAGAATTGCTATTGAAAACAATTTAATTGTTATCAGCGATTTTATGAAAGATGCATTTACATTTCAAAGAGAGGGTTACACTGAGAGTGCTGATTTAAATATAGCTGAAGCTAAAGCAAACATAGAACTATTAAGAGGTAGAGTTCCAAGAACAACTATTTCTGACTTAGAAAATAAAATGAGAGTTGGAATTAAATACTCAGATATACTTAGAGGTATAAATGGTATGAGTTCTGTTCAGATGAACATGGTAGAAAAAGGATTAAGAGAACGTAACTTTAATAATATCCCTAAAGGAATACAAAAGGTTTTAGAAGAACGTGGCGTTAACAATACAATATTTAGAGATTTAACAGAAGCTAATATAAAATCATTAACAGTTCAACTTGCAGGTAACGCAAGTAATCAAGCAACTATTGAAAGCGGATTAAAAGATTCCATTAAAAATGCAGGTGCATTAAAACGTATATCTACGGGTACTGCAGATAAAAAAGATATGAAAGCCTTTGACCAAATGTTTGTTGGTTATGAGTCTTCATATGATTGGGCAACTAATCCAGATATATTAAAAGATGGTACTAAGCTAAGAGTTTTGCAACAAGCTAATATAATGCCAGATAGTTTATTTAAAATGTTAGGCAATGTTAAGAACAATTCTAATCTTACATCACAGCAGGTGTTTAATTTAAATCTAATTAGAAGACAAGCTATGTCATCTACAACAAGAGATGGTGGAGTTAGATTTTTAAACAAAGGATTAGATACAGACACAGTTAATTTTTGGAGTACATACGATCATCTTGTGCGATCTATGGGTGCTGACCAAAAGGATCAGGCTTATCGTGTGGCGTTAAAAACATATGCTACAGACGATCAGAAACTTATTAGATCAAATGCAATTCAAAACAGATTTAGCAGTGATGAAAACGCCAACACTATTATTACAACCAAACTACGAGAGTTACAAAAAGAATATAATTGGAGTTCTACATCTATACCAATGTTGAAACGTTTAGCTATGGCTTCATATACAAATCAAGAGATAAGTGAATCCGATATAGACTCAACATTGAATGACGTTTATCAGCTTATGTATACTAAAAGTAAGTATATGTTTAATGCTGAAATAGGTGGTACTCCCAAAGCATCTAACTTTTCTCCTGAAAGATATATTGCATCTAATAAATTTCCTGAATGGGAAGAGAACGCAAACAAAAAAATTAAACTTGCAGGCAAAAATTTAGAATTAGGTAAGAATGTTTTCTTACTAGCTAATCCTACAAGTGATGCATCTACTGCACGATATATAGCAGTTGGTACAGATGGAGTTGCTTTAAGACATGGCAATGGAAACTTAATAGAAATCAAAACAAATCAATCTATGAGTGATGTTCTTCAAAGAAGAAGAGAGTTATCAGACAATTTGAAAAATCTATTTGACAAACAATTACTCAAAGAAAATGCATCAGTCTTAGGTTCGCAGGGTGTTTTAGATAAAGGTGTTCAAGATAAATCAATACAAAAACAAATAAGAAAACTTAAAGACTTATCAAAAGGCACACAATAAATGAAGTTTGAAGAACAAAATCCATATGCAAGTACAGTTGTTGGATTACCTACAGTAAGTTACTTTGAAAAAGCAAAGCCAGATGCAGGGTTTGTTGATAACTTTCTAGCACAGCTTGGTTACACTTACGCACCTATCTATGATAGTTTTTCTGAGTCATCAACATTTGGTAACGTGCCAAGAACTAAAACAGAATTTACTTTAGAAGATATTGAGGGATATGAAGATCATATAGATGAACTTGTTCGTGGTAAAAATGACGATCATGTAAACTTTATCAAACAAAGTATAGATGAAAACAGAGAACGTAGGCGGATTATGGGCAGGGCAAACTGGTATGATCCATCTAGTTTAGTTGCAGGTGTTTTAGATCCCTTAAATATATTATTTGCATTACCCGTTGCAGGACAACTTGGATTGTTTGCAAGAGGTGGGATGACACTGGCACAAGGAGCAAAGGCAGGATTAAAAGGTGGTCTTGCTTATGGTGTGGTATCAGAGGGTATTCGAGCACCATTTGATCCACTAAACACTCCAACAGAAACAGCTATCAATACAATAACAGCCACGGGATTAGGAACTGTATTTGGTATTGCACCCGGGGTAGTAAGATCAGGGTTAGCAAGACTTAACAGATCAAGCGATAATTTAAACAAGTTGGCTAATGGCGAGGAAATTGTAGACGTAAATAATTTACAAAAAGAAATTATTGATCCAGAAACGGGAGAAGTAACATCTAATCCTTTAGCAACATCTTCTAAAATTAAAGATACTTTTTTCACAAAATATTTAATGAATGTTATACCAACGCCCGGTAAGCGTATTATGAAAAATGGTACCGAAAAGATGAGAGAAATTTATCAGCTAATTGAGGGTAATGGTGCAGTAGCAAGAGAAAAAGATGCTTTTGGTGTCACTGGTAATCAAAGTCTAAGACAAAGAGAAGCTAGTTATAATGCAGAAGCTAATGCATTTGTTACAAGTTTTGAAAAACTTTATGTTCAAGATATAAAAAATAGTGCAGATGCATCTCCTACAAAGGTATTTGATATTAATGTTACGTCTGCAAAAGCACGAGCAAAGAAAATGTTTGGTGGTCAAACACCACACTTTGACGAATGGTTTACTAATTTACAAAGAAAGAGAATATTATTTAAAGACCCAAAACAATCATACAAACTTGGAAAAGAATTAACTAAAGTAGAGCAAGATGGCATAAAAAAACTAGATGACTATTACGAAATATGGAAAGAAGATTCCAAACATGTTGGCTTATTACAAACAGAAGCACAACTTAGAGCAAAGAAAACATCTTTGCTTAAACGTATAGAAGATTTAGACCAAAGATTTGAAGCACTTAAGGTAAAAGAAAAACAAATAGGATTAAGTAAAAAAGAACTAAATGAGTTTAATAGTTTTCAAAAAGTAAGAACAAAAGTAGGTAATAGATTACAAGAAGCATCTGATATGTTGGATCAAAACCTAGCTAGAGATTGGGTTAGTCCTATTTACTATAACAAAGCAAGATTACTTACAGATGATGCATACAGACAAGGCTTAGAAAAAATATTTGCAAGACATTTAAGAGCAAACCCTGCAAGAGTTTACGATCAAATATCAGGTCAATATGTAAATCGTTTAGTTGATAACCCTACTATGTTTGCAAAAAAAGTTGTTGCTAATATTTTAGAAGAAAATGCAGATGCAATAGACTTTGCTAGTCCATCAAGAGCAGGTTCAGCAAAACATTTAAAGCATAGAGTTTTGAACATACCAGAGCATGAGATTGTAGATTACATGATACTGGGTCCTGAAGTTGTTTATACATATTCAAAGAAGATGGGCAAGCGTGTTGAATGGGCAAGAAATTTTGGCGATAAAGATATAGATGATTTACTAGATGATATAGAACTTGATGGACAAAATGCAGGGTTTACAGAAAAAAGAATTGCAGAATTAAAAAGAGATTTTTCAGAAGAAATAAGACGTATTACGGGCAACATAATAGAAGACCCTGATAGGTTATCGGTGCAAATAGCACAGCGTTTAAAAGATATAGCAGGTATGACATATCTTCATGGTGCAGGATTATCTGCAGTTAACGATATGGGAGTCATGGTTTTAGAAAGAGGTCTTAAAAGAAACATTGCACCATTCTTTAATGAAGCCGATAGAGCCATAATGTTTAAGGGTATGAAAGATGGACCTAAACTTATAGATCAAATAGATTTATCAAAGTCTTTCATACAACAAAGATTAGTAGAAGATAGTGTTAAAAGAATACAACCTAATGCCGTTGAAAGAGTATTTAATCCTATTACTCAGGCATATTACAACATACCTTTAATTGGCAATAACTTAGGCTTTGTTACTAAATACGCTAAAATTCTTAATGGAGTCCACGCTCAATCAGATTTAATAGAAGTTTCATTAAAGGTTAAAAATAATACAGCAACTAATTTTGAAATTGAATGGTTAGGCAGACACTTTATAGATATAGACACAGCTAAAAAGTTTGCTGACATGCCACATGAAAAGGGTGATAAAAGTTTTTATGCTAATACTGATGCTTGGGCAAGAGATACGCCACAAGATAGAGAACTAATTAGAAAGTTTCAAACAGCATTAAACACAAACACAGCTAATGTTATTATGCATGCCACATCATTTGATAAGCCTATGCTTGTAAATGGTGTGTTTTATACAAAGCATCATCCTTTTATGAATAAGCTAGGTTTTAAAGTAGATGAAAGAGCAAGTACAAAAAACATTAAGATGACAAGAATTGAGTGGCAACCATTAGGCTTTCCATTTCAGTTTATGAACTTTGGTTTAGCATCTTCTAATAGAATATTTGGTGCAATGTTTGATCCTGCAAGAAAGAACAGAGTAATGGGGGCGTTAGCTTTAATGTTCTTAGGATATACAACACTTAATATTAGAAATAGAAACAAACCTTGGTTTTTTGAAAAAGAACCTACAGATATATTCGCACGAACTGTAGATTTCTCAGGAATATTAGGCGTTTATTCAGACATATTTTACATGGGTCTGCATGCAGGGGTTGGATCAGGCATGATAGAACAAAGTGATATGCTTATGGGCAAATATAAACCTGATGGTCTTGATGCATCTCTTGAATTTGCAGGTGCAGTACCCGGGCAATTATCAGAATTTATTAGAGCAGGTAATGATTATCTTAATGACAGACCATCAGAGGGTGCAAAAAGACTTTCAAGAAATTTACCTTGGATATCTTTATATGGATTGAATGATGATTTCAGAGATATAGCAGGTGGGCGATAATCGTTTGTGCGTTGCCAGTATTTATAACAAGAAATAAGGTGCCAATATGACTATTACATTAAGCGATCATTCACCAAGAGAGTCTTACACTGTTAATGCAGGTGCTACACAGACGGCATTTACTGTACCATTTGAATTTTTTGATGACGCTGATTTAAACTTTTATGTGGATGGTACTAAGAAAACATTATCTACGCATTACACTGTATCAGGTGGCAATGGCTCTAATGGTACAATAAACACAACATCAGGTAATACTGTAACTGGTGCAAGTGGTGGATCAACTGTAGTAATTACAAGATCAATAGCTTTAAATAGAATTACAGACTTTCCATCATCAGGTTCATTTGAAGTAGCTAAATTAAATACAGAATTAGATAGATTTATTGCTATAGCAGACGATATTACAGACTTAACAACAAGGTCAATTGGATTAGCAGATGATGATACGACTGCAACATTAACATTACCTATAAAGGCTAATAGAGTAGGTAAGGTATTAGGATTTAATTCTTCATCAGGTAACGCTGAAGCTGTAAATCATATTACTACTGCAGGTGTTACTGTTTCAACTGTTAGTGTTGGTGGTAGTGCAACGGCTTCTGTATCACAATCAGGAAACACAGCTACTTTTGCACTTGGGATTCCAACTGGTGCTACTGGTGCTACTGGTTCAGCCGGTGCAGATGGTGATATGACAAATTTTATAGTGGCAGGTTCATCAGGAGACAATCAAACAATTACAAATGGTAACACATTACGTATTTTAGCAGGTGCAAACATTACAACAACTGGTAGTGCAACAGATACAATAACGATTGCTTGTACTTTAGACGATCCCACAGCTATTGCAATCGCACTTGGATAAGGAGATATAAATGGCAAACACATTCAAAGTAGTAACATTTTCAGCGGAACCTGCTAGTGCAGGATCGCCATACACTATGTATGAAACACCCTCAAGCAGAACAACTGTTGTCATTGGTTTAATATTAACAAACATACATACATCACAAGTTACAGTAGAAGTAGAGCTTTCATCTAATACTGGCACTAGAGGTGGTCCAACATCAAGTTTAGTATCAAATTCAAATTCGTTCCTTGCTAAAAATGTACCTTTAGCTGTTGGTCAATCTATAGAAATATTAACTGGTGGCAAAGTTATATTAGAAGCTACAGATGCAATTTTAATTGATTGTTCAGTAACAGATAAAGTTTCAGGCACACTAAGTATTATGGAGATTTCATGATAACAACACCTGATTTTCAAGGCACACATCTTTGGGATAGACTGTGTTGGGCAAAAGAAAACTTAGAGCCTTATAGATCAGAATATTGTGTGGTGTGGGAAGATCAGAATGAACCAGATGCTCCTGCAAAAGTAACACACCCTGATTGTAATTGGTTAGCTTGTGCTTTGCAAGGTGGAATATTACCAGATGTGAGAGTCTATTGGGAGTTAGCTAAAGACGAAGCTAAAGCTGATTTTAAAAAACATACAAGAGGTTATCTATTACATAATACAAAACCTATTGATGCCATGACCGAAGAACAAGCGATTGAATATGCCATTATGAAAGACATACCTCGTCATGTTTGGCAAGATTGGGATAAAGCAAACAAACCAAGACTAGTTATATGCAAAAAATCACAACTGCCAAGTACAAGAACATGGCGAAACTCATGGAAGATATCAGAAGAATTAACAATACAACAACAAGAGGTGGCATAATATGGCAACTAACATAGCAGATAAAGATGGAAATATGATTGATGCTGAATCAGCAACGATCCCCTCAGACAGACATTTTAGAAATGCTTGGTCATTATCTGGCACAGTTATAACTGAAGATTTAACTGCATCTAAAGTAATCTTTAAAGATAAAATTAGAGCAGTTAGAAAAGATTTACTTGAAGCACAAGATGTAGCTTATATGAAAGCATTAGAAGCTGATGATAGTGATGCACAAACCACAGCTAAAAATGCTAAGAAAGCATTAAGAGATGCACCTTCAGCAAGTGCAATAACTAATGCAGATACTATTGCTAAATTAAAATCAGCTTGGGATACAAGTGTTTTAGGAACAAGTCCTTACGCATAGGAGTTTAATATGTTTAATAATATTGGTAAGAAAGCTGACACTACAAGTTACGAAGCTATCATACAACAACATGAAAATACTGTTACTGGATCATTAACTGTTGATGCAACTAACAATGCTTTGTCTTGTGGTCCAGTAACTATTGCATCTGGCACAACTATAACTCTTAGTGGGAATTGGACAATAGTATGAGTAGTGAATTAGTCGTAGATAAATTAACTGGTAGAGGTACATCTGGAGTAATAACTGTTACACTTGAAAATAGTGAATCACAAATATTACAACAAGGGTTAGCTAAAGTGACAGCAAATATAAAAGGAGATGGTACATCAAATGCAGATGCTGCATTAAATGTTAGTGGTGTAGTAGATGGAAGTGCAGGAATAAATACATTAACTATAAGTAATCCTTTTTCAGCAATAAAATCAGCAGTTCCACATATGACAAATCACGATTCTGGTTATAATAGGGGAACAGCAGTAGATGATGCATCTACTTCAGTATTTATACTTAGAATATTTCAGTCTAATAGTGGCTCGTTATTAGATGCTGATACAGACCACTCGGTTACAATTCATGGAGATTTAGCATGAGTAGTACACTTAAAGTTAATACACTTACTGGTGTATCTACAGCAGGATCAATCCTTGTTACTGGCGAGGGAAATTCAACAACAACTAGCCTACAACAAGGCTTAATTAAAGCGTGGAACAGATTAGACGGAGATGCTAGTACATTGACTAGTAATGATTCATTTGGTTTTAATGTTAGTGCACTTGTAGATGGTGGAGAGGGTCGTTATGCTTCAACATTTACAAGTGTAATGGCTAATGCACATTATGCAATAAGTGTTACTGGTGACCTCGGATCAAGTGGTAGATGGTTTGGTATTATTAAAGGTACTTCAAATACAACAAAAATTAATACTGTTATTTATGATCATAATGCTGGTTTTGCTGATAGTGATCCAACAATGATGTTAGTAGCAGGAGATTTAGCATGAGTACATTAAACGTAGATGCACTAGTTGGTAATAGTTCTGCTAATGCTATAACTGTTAGAGGTGAGGGAACAGCTACTACTAGTTTACAGCAAGGGTTGGCTAAACAATGGGTTAAGTTTCAAGCTGATGAAACAATGTTAGATAATTTTAATACAAGTAGTGTTGCTGATATTAATGTTGGAAAATTTCAAATGACAAGAACAGCTAATTTAGCTTCAGCAAATTATACTACAGTTCTTGGTGTTGATGTTACAGATGGTTCTGATTCTGGATTAGCTACAGCTTATGCTGATAATGGAAATTTAACAACATCAATTACGAGGGTTCTTTATTTATCTGCAACTGGCTTTGGTGCTTATGATGCTGATGGAATGTATACTCTTATACATGGAGATTTAGCATAATGGCTAAACCTACCATTCAAGAGATTCATGTAACACTAGAAAAACATATAGCTGTTAGTGACAATAAGTTTGCAGAACTTTTAAATAGAGTTAAACGTCAAGAGTCAATCATGTTAGGTACTGCAGGAACAATGATTGTAATGCTAATAGGTTTACTACTGAGGTAGCCCATGCTTGAAATGCTCATGGTTGCAAATAGTGCCTTTGCAATAATCAAACAAACCCTTGAAAATGGCAAAGATTTAAGTAGTGCAGGATCAGCAATCGCTAATTTTGTAGGTGCTGAAGAAAAACTACAACAAGATTTACATAAAAAAAAGAATAGTATTTGGACTAACTTCTTAGGTAAGACAGACAATGACCTAGAAGAATTTATGGCTCTTGAATCTATTAGAGTTAAGCAAGAAAAACTACGAGAGTATATGCAACTTTACGGCAGAGCCAATCTCTATAAAGACTACATACAATTCTGTGCTGATGCCCGGGTTGCTAGGAAAGAACAACGGATAAAAGCACAGAAACGTAGAGAGTATATTCGTGATATGGCTCTTAAAATTATATTAGGCATTTTAATTACAGCAATGTTGGCAGGTGTTGTAACCGTCTTGTTTGTTGTAGCTAAAAAGAAAGGGATAATATGACTGCGTTTATGTTGGCATGTTATCTTAATGGTGCAGTGCAAGGATCAATCTATTTCAAGTCAGTCGTAGACTGTATGTTTTATCAAGACCATTTAAGTGGTCAACAATTAGACACAGACAATGGCATGAAAGATTATAATTGCATGTGTAAATTGGTCCCCCAAATAGATGATAAGAAAGTGAGGGTATATTAATGTTAACGGCTTTGATACCTGCAGTATCAGGAATACTAGATAAGTTTATCCCGGATGCAGACACCAAACAAAAACTTAGCCATGAGATTTCTACTATGGCAGAGAAGCACGCACAAGAAATTGCATTGGCTCAGATCAAAGTTAATGAAGCTGAAGCTAAAGGTAACTGGTTTCAATCGTCGTGGAGACCCGCTACCGCTTGGGTATGTGTACTTGGATTTCTTGTAAACTTTTTAGTCTCACCTTTATGTGCAGGGTTTGGGATTATAATTCCACAAGCTGATACGGCTACCATGCTACCGGTTTTAATGGGCATGCTAGGACTCGCAGGAATGAGAACCGCAGAGCGTTTAAAAGGTAAGGATAAAAAGTAATGGTTATGTTATCCAAAAACTTTTCATTAAATGAAATGCTTAAAAGCCAGACAGCAGAACGTATGGGTATAGCTAACAACCCTGATGCAGATGCTATATACAATATGGGAGAGTTGGCAGAAAATATATTACAACCAATAAGAAATGAATATGGTCCATTCATGGTATCAAGTGGATTTCGTAGTCCAAAATTATGTGAAGCGATTGGATCAAATTCAAGCAGTCAACATTGTAAAGGGCAGGCGGTAGACTTTGAGGTTCCCGGGATCTCTAATTTTGATTTAGCTGAATGGATTTCAGACAACTTGCCATTCGATCAATTAATATTAGAATGTTTTACTGGTGGTAATACTGGATGGATTCATTGTTCTTATGTGCCTAATGGTAGGAAAGAAGAACTTACTTACAGTAGATCACTCGGTTATCGTAAAGGATTATTGGAAAAGTAAACTACCATTTAGGTTGTCTAAATATTCCGTTATCTTTTGATGTGATGTTTTGACTGCCCCAATCTTCTACTTCATTGGTGGCTTGTGCTTTTAATTCTTTGTATAATTTTTTTAGTTCTTGATTGTCTGATCTATTGTCACCCTTACAATCAGGACACATCTTAGCGTATGGTCTTTTAAATGCAACGGGTGGCATACGAATACCACATTCGGAGCAGTGTTTTTGATCGAATTTAATTACTGGTCTTGCCATACAACTATCCTTTCTTAAATAATTTGCTTACTGTTTCTTCTGAAAAAAACATTACCCATCTAGGTTCTGCGTTACCGCCACGCTTATAAAGAACGGCATCTCTGTTTTGCATCACAGTAAAAGGAGAGGGAAAACTTCCGGCTTTTCTATATTTAACTTCAACTATTATATCGTGACCATTCAACTCTAAGACTAAGTCTCCTTTGTATTCCCCTCCCAAAGCTCCCGATAACGGTTGGCGTTTCGCTTTGATCTTCCACGCTTTGAATAATTTGACAAAGAAGTTTTCATGGTATGTTCCTTTTCTGCTAGCGTTGCTTGCCAATTTGATTTCTCCCTACACGAAAAACAAACGTAATAAGTACGCATGCTTTTTACTTTCATTAAATATCTTGCGTTTGTATTGCATACATCACACTTTCTCATTTAACTTTAAGCTTACAATCTAAAGCTTGAACCCAATATAAAAGCATATAACCTGATGGCAGACGTTCATATCTTTCCCATTTACCTATGAGCGAATTTGCACAACCTATTTGAAATGCTAAAGCCTCCTGAGATATTTTAAGTTTGTTTCTTTTTTTTACTAAGGAAGTAACTAATTCAATCCAGTTTGGATCAACTGGTATTGGTACTGCCCGGTACTGAAATATCTGATCTGACTGCATCTGCTACCTTTTGTGCTGTACTAAAACGTAACTCCATTCCGTTGATGGCTCTATAGTATGTACTAGTTGGAACCTTTGCTTGTACGAACATATCAATTAAACGAATATCATGTAGATACGCTATATCTTGTAGTTGGTTTAAGTAATTTGACAATATCATGTGATAATGTATACTGCAATAATGCATAGTTTACAAGGGGAAAATTGTGTTATATTGTGCTTTTATTAATGATGATTTAATTATTGAATCTGGATATGGTGTAATAATGCAGAATACCATAGATGAACAAGAACGAAAAGCATTAAAGGTTTGGATGCGAGGAGTAATCCAAAACCAAAAAATGAGTGCGTATGAGTGGGCAACCAAAGCAGGTACTAGTCCTACTAACATTACACGTTTTCTCAATGGCAATGCTAAGTCTATACCATCTTCCAGAACTGTCGCTAAATTGTCCCATGTATCAGGAACAGAGCCTACCAAAGTAACTGTTGCTGATAGCTTAACCAGAACACTTGAGGTGTTTAATACGAAAGGGAACAGAGTGCGATATGTAAATGTTTATGGTATAGAGGGAAAAGCGTTAGCTTTAGAACTTGATACACCTAGTGGGTATGGTACTGCCGGGATAAATAAAGGCGATACTATAATAGTAGAACAAGATGTAAAGATAGAAGAAGAAGATGTGTTTGCATTTCGTTTTGAGTATAGAGTTTTAATAGGACAAAAGGTTGGGAATAAAATTATTCATCACTCTTTGTGGGAGAAACATAAATTGTTTAAAGACGTTGAGATTATTGGTAAAGTAATTCAATGTATTAAATCGTTTAATGTTCCTAAAAAAGATTTCACTGATATGGTTTAATTTTTTTTATTCTATTTACTTAACATCTTCATAGTTATATAAATGATACTGTGTGTTATTATGTGTAAAGATTAAATAGTCAATGCATTAAGAAACAATATAAAACGACAAACTTATTGAAAGTAATGCGATAATGCACAACGCAGTTTTTAAAAAAGGATTGCGTTTTTTCCTTGGTTTACATAGAGTTATTAAATTAATTTTAGCGTATCGTGGGATGTGACCAAAGACCATTTCGTTTAAACTCCTCCGTTTACACCGAGAATGTCGGCGGTTCGAGACCGTCACCGCCCACCATTTACAGAGCATAGACAACCTAAGTGTGTGTTAAAATGTGTGTAACTTTTTAAATTTACCATTTATTTCACGTTATTCATAGCTAGTTTTTTATGTTGAGTTGATATACCTACATAACGTTGTAACGTTTTTAAGTTAGTCCATCCACCTAATTGTCTCAAAGTCTCCATATCACCACCCGTAGTTAAAAACGTGCAGGCAAAATGATGTCTCCAATCATGTATAGTAAAGTGTGGTATCGTAGCTTTACCAAGTGACCTTAACTCTTCATTAGCTTTTATTACTGCAGTCTTATGAGACTTAGCAGGACCTTGTTCAGCATATGGTTTCCCATATTTATTTACAAATACATATTTTTCATGTCTCCAACCCTCTTTAATCAACGCTTCTTTAAATCTAGGATGCATAGGAATAAAATTATTTTTACTTTGTTTAGTGTTTGTAAAAGGTAATCGTATTAACTCTTCATCTATTAAACAATCATGTATCTCTAATAAACGTGCTTCACCTTTCCTAAACCCATGGTAAGCAACACCTATTCCCCACGTTTTTAACCATGGTTGATAATGTTTGAATAACATTTCTCTTTGATCTACTGACAACCATATAACTTTTTGATTATCTACATGACGTTTAGGTATTGTTAAACAATCGGGCGTATCTTTAGCTACAACTTTATATCCAGAGACTTTAAGTATAGCTTGGAAGACATCTCTTATTCTATTGTATGATGCAGGCTTATAGTTTTTCATAAACTTAATAGTGAATGTATTCCAATCAGCTAAGTTTATTTCATATATATTTGTGTTACGAAATACTCTTAACATATTATCTGCACACCATAGGTCACGCTTACTTCTTGTCTGAACCTTTGCCCAAGTGATAACTGCAGAACTAAAAGGGATAGCAAGTTTGCTATCTCCTTTAAGTAGTTCGATTGCTTTTCGTTCTATATCTCTTACGACTTCTTCTGCATCTCGTTTCTTAACACGTCTCGTGCTTTCACGTACTGAGATGAATCGATCTCCGAAGTATACTTTACCCTCGACTTGGTAAAACTTTGATCCTTTTCGTTTGAATATAGGTAACGACACTGCAAACTCTCCATAAGTAATTCATAATTTTCTTGTTTAAATCTCCATGCATGCCCCACTTTCATGTAGGGAATGTGATTTAATTTGCAAAGCTTTTTTAATTTACCTACTGAAGTTTGTAGTTCTCCTGCAATATCTTCTATAGCAATAGTAGGTATAATAGTTTCAATATTAGAATGGGATTTCATCATTCATCTCCTCTTCTTTAGGTTGTTCTTGTGTTACTTCAGCTTGTGTTATTTGAGGTGTCGTACCATTCTTTGCATCAAGGTATTCATTCCTACCGTTTTGATTTGCATTAGCAAGATAGTCTGTATTAACTTCTCTTAAACTACCTGATAACATTTGCTTTGTTTCTCCGGTTGATTTATCTAAATAATCTTTCCAATAAAGACCTATTCTTTTAGCCATACCTAATAGATTAATAGTACCGCCAACATCCGGGATAGTTTCTTTTTCTTTATTCTCATTAAGATAAATTGGTCCTGCACTTATATAAACATTGCGGTAAGGTTTACCATCTCGACTTGTTGCTTTTACAATGATTGCTTTAACATCAGTACCATCACAGTTAATTGTTCCATCAAACATAATATCTTTTTTATCTCTAGGTTGGAACAAGCTGACCCTATTTGTGTTATCAAATTCCATTGCTACCTCCATCCATTATTGTTAGACGTTTTAGTTTCTTTGTTTTTATTAGGATCATTCTCTGCATCACTAGCTAAATTAGCATCATCATCTGAAGCTAATCCCATGATAGCCTGCAAAGCATATCTTTTTGCATAGGTGATAGAACTACCCATAGCTTGAGCATCATCTTGTTTACCTTGCTTAATTAATACGGGAACTTTACTTACTAATGTTGCTTCATCATTTTTATGAGAGACAGTAGTTTCTACATATATATCTAGATGAACTCTTTGTTTATTTTCTCCATCATTAAGTAATGTATTTTCAAACTTAACCGCTTGTGAAAATGACAATCCAAAATCAGCACCATGATTGCAGGCATTAATAACACTAGTTAAATCAGCGTAACTATTTTTAAAGAATGGGTTCTTACTACTTTTAATTGCTGATATATTAAGTTGTTGAAACATAGACATTGCTTCGTTAAGTGATTTACATTCAACATTTTTTTTTGTAGTATCTGAATTCATATGATTTCCTATCGTATGAACGGGGCTAGTTTCGTTGTGGGGATTAGTCCCATTTTTATTTTGCGTTGGCATATTGTTTCTCCTGCTTTTCTTGTTTAGTTAATTTAGTTTTAAAAAATCCATCATGTTGTGGGTTCAATGCCATGAACAACCGAGCATAAAAAGCTATGTAATTATTATTGATTTTATAATCGGGATCATTAGTTTCTATTGCGGTTTCATATCTGATACGCCCAATAACTAACCAATGACTTAGATGTTTGGCACCTCTATTAATGGCTATGTTAGTGTACTTTTCAAACTCTTTATATACACTTGGATTAGCTTTATGAAATGCCCAGAACTCTTGTTTCGTAGTCATAAAAACTCCTATCTTATGTTGAATCTTACACCTGCTTTGGTGCGTTTAATTGACAGTGAACTATTAAATACTTCTCGTTCATTGTCTGCGAGCATGCTTTTAAGATCCGCTTTTACTTTGTTGTGGTTGTCATGCTCTACCTTTGAAGAAATAAATTTCTCCGCTAGTTCTGTGAAATGATTTTCTTTGCTTGCATCTCTTGCAACCAAGTCATCAATAGCAATGCTATCAACAACCTTTAATGTTCTATCGGGTATGTTAGCAACGGGTTCTTCTCCCGATATAACTAACTTCCAAAAGTCTTTTAATACCGGGATCATCCTATGTATTTCAGCTTCATTCCTGCTAATCTTAGAACAAGTCCATTCATTACCTTGGATAACTGAGAAATACATAGAGTCTAAATCTGCAACAAACATATATAATTGTAGTTGCGGAGTGTAATATAAGACTTGATCTTGAAATGATTTGTATGAGTTTACATGTTTACACTCAACACCTACCTCACTTAGATTACCCATCTCATTTAAAACAACACCATCAAGTGTACCTTTTAATGACAAACCCTCGTAATCTTTCATAGCTTCTACTTGATATGCACATTGCTTTTCATACTGTTGCTCGAACCATTTAATATTAAAAGCTTCTGTTGCTACACCTAATTGTACTCTGAAAATATCAGACAAATCTTTTGGTTGTGTCTTGCCCGTTTTCTCTAGCCATAACTCATGCCAATTACCTTGCATAATTTTGACTGCATCTGAGCCACCAATATAACCCATCCTCCAATGTGACTTTGCACCATTAGAATTAATATAATTTTTACCTATAGTGTGTTGTGGTTTTTGTTGTGGTTGTGACATAAAATATCTCCTATCTGTTTATTTATACTGCACTTTTGCAAAAGAAAAGTCAATTAAATTTGTACGTTTTATGCTATTTTGCATCATTTCATACAACATTTTACGCTTTTTAAAGTGATATTCTCCCGCCATTCTGTATTCAGCTAGACTAGGGAACCAAGTTTTTGTTTTAGCAATGTGATCTACTGCATGTAAAAATATATCTGCAGGAAAATCATTAAGTCCATCTGCTATTGCTCGTATTCTTAACGCAACATCTGCAGGTGTTTCTTGTGATGGTTTAACCATAACTAAAGTACATTTATGTAATGCTTGATGCATTTGATCTAAAGGTAGTGGAACCATTGCCAAACTTATTATTCTATTTGCTTCTTCTATTTTATCAGCGGGATTATCTCCAACTAAATAATAAGAATGTATTGAATAATCTTTATTAATTTTTTCCTTGTAAGATATTATTGAGTTTAACGTGGTAAGAATTTTGTTCGTTATATCTTTTGGTGTTTGAGTTGTTAATCTTTCTAATGCCTTGGTGCGAAGCGAATCGTCTAGTTGAATCAATTCCATTTGTTTGTACCTCACTATATGTTATTGGTTTATGATTGGTAGGTTCGGGTGTCACTCTGACTCTACCATGGTGTCTCTCTGATACCTCCGAGGTGTCACTCTGACACTCCCGGTAATCTTTTATCTTATATATATTAACTTTGTTTGAACGTTGTTTCCTATCAATGAATTTATTCTTGCATAAGTAATCTATCTTTCTAATCACTGTACTCTTTGATAGGTTTGTTTCTTTAGCTATTGTATCTAAGGATGGATAACAAATTAATTTTATCTTGTCTGCATGATGATTGAGAACAAGTAAAACTAATTTAGCTACGCCATCTTTAACGTCTGCATTAATAATACCTTGTATATTTTTAAAGCACATTCTTTAATCTCTGTTTTGTTTTAGAGTTATTAACTTGAACACTTTCATTTGATACAGTTCTTCCAACATGCCAACCAAAAGGAATAAGAACATCTTCTGGAAATACAATTAGATGATATTGATTTGCGGTATCTATTAATCTATCTTCTGATGGATAAAGTTGTATAGCTTCTCTAGTTTTACCGCAGATAAAATTCTTTATTTGTTGTAAGTCTGCCCAATCTTGCAGGTGTCCTCGATCTTGTCTTCTAATAGATAACCAAGTACATTTACCTTTGAGATCATCCGTATGTACCATTTCATCTGCTAATTCTTTATCATAAACTTGAACAAGATAATCTTCATTAGCATACATAACTTGAGTTGGTAACTTATCTTCATTAACAAGTTTCTTTGCTTGTTCTTTAGTTATTTGCTTACCAAGTTTAGCATGTAATTCTATCATAAATTTAATTCTATCTTTGATAGGTACATGTTTTGATTTAACTAATTCTAAAAACATTTTAATTATTCCTACGTTGTGGTGTGTATTGTGGTATTAAGGTATGACTGTAACTATAACTAAAACCTTTTTCAAATGCCTGCTCTACTAAGTTACAATGCATTTGTTTTAATCTATATTGTTTATTGAATTGATTTATATTGTAACCAAAATTTAAATATTCTTTACATAAATTATGCATCATTGCTTTAGCTTGAATTTCTCCTAAACATCCTTTGAAAAGATAATTGTTTTTATCTATTGGTAACATGTCCATCATTGGATAAGTGTATTGATTAGTATAACTACCATCTTCACTTTCATAATACTGAATAACCCAAGCGTTATATTCCATT